CACGGTTACGCCGATGGCCGGCGGTGCGACCAATCCGGACGTGGAGCAGGTGATCAACGCCATCACCGGCGTCTGGTACACCGACATCGTCATGCCGTGGCAGGACTCCACGAACCTACAGGAGATGTCCGCCGAGCTGGACCGCCGCTATGGCGCCATGGTCCACCAGGACGGGCATGCCTACACCACCATCACCGGCAGCTACAGCCAGCAGATGTCCAAGAAAGCCGCCGTGAATGGCAAGTGCGTCGCCGTCTTCGGCATCACGAACCCGCCGACGCCCCCGTGGGCGATTGCTGCCAGCTTCGCCGGCCTTTGCGCCGACAAGCTGACCAGCGATCCGTCCCGCCAGCTCAAGGATCTGGTGCTTCCGGGTGTCGTCGGCAGCCGGCCCGCCGATCGCCGCACGCAGCAGGAGAAGGAGTTGCAGCTGCTCGGCGGCATCTGCCCGTTCCACACGTTGTCGGACGGCACGATCACGCTGGTGCGTGTGGTCACCACCTACCTGACCAACAGCGCCGGCGTCGCCGATCCGGCGTTCCACGACATCATGACGCCGAAGACGGCGTCGCGCATCCGCTACGACTGGAAGACCTACACGCAGCTGATCTATCCGCGAAACAAGCTGTCCGACGACAACAGCATTGCCTCGCAATACGACAGCACCGTCGTGACGCCGAGCCGCGCCAAAGCAAGCTGGGCCGCGCGCAGCCGCGTCTACGCGCAGAACGGCTGGATCGAGAACACGGACGTGCTGGCGCAGCAGGCGAATTTCGTGCGCGATCCGAATGACCGAAACCGGCTGAACTCGACGACGCCGGTGCAGATCATCGGCAACGCCATGATCCTCGCCGACGTGCTCCAGTTCGAGGTCTGATAGGGAAACACCATGCAGACGCTTGGCCTCATCTCGCTCTTCTGGCAGGGCAATCAGATACCCATCCAGGAGGGCGGCAGCTTCACCATCGGCGGCCCGCGCAACCAGCCGATCATCGTCGGTCAGTCGGTCATGCGCGCCCAGAAGATGATGCAGTCGGACATCATGGCGACCACGGTGGTGCAGGCGGGGCAGTCGATCTCCGCCCTGCTCGGCACCAGCGAGGGCGAACTTCAGATCCAGTGCGACACCGGCCAGACCTTCGTCTGGGAAAGCGCGTTCCTGATCGAAAGCCCGAAGGTCACCGCCGGCGAAGGCGGCAAGGTCGAGCTGCACTTCGTGGGCGGCGCGCCGCAGGAGCTGACGTGAGCAAGAACATGCACGTCGACCTGGCGTCGGCCGCCGCACCTGGTGCTGGCGCGGACGACGACGTCGCCATCCTCGGCGCCGGTGCGCAGATGGACCTGCCGGACAACGCGGTCCTCAATCCGGATGGCAGCGTCACCCTGACCTTCGTCTATCCCGTCACGCTGCGCTTCATGGAGCGCGCCGGCGCGGCCGTCGAGGTCCAGACCTTCGAGAAGCTCGACCTGCGGCGTCTGAACGGCGCCGACATGCGCCGCATCATCGAAGCGCCAGGTGCCCGCAGCGGCGACGTTGCGCTGGCGCGCAGCGCCGGCATGACACAGGCCAGGCTGGCGCTCTTGCTTCAGAAGATCGATGCGCTCGACCTCGCGTCGGCGCGCAAGGTCATCATGGCGATGCTTCAGAATGACGAGGGCCTGCCGGATCGCGCCGAGGAGCAGGACGACGGCAGCATCGTGCTGACCCTGCTCTCGCCCGTCGTCGGCCCGGACGGCGCCCTGATCGGCGAGCTGACCATGAAGCGTCTGACCGGCGCCGACATGACGGCGATCGGCACCGCGAAGGATACGCTGCCCTTCGCGATCCACCGCACCACTGGCCTGACGCTCAAGGCTGTCCAGGACATGTTCGACGAGCTGGACGGCGCCGACGTCATGGCGGCGCAGCGGGTGATCAGTTTTTTTTCCGGGAGTGGACGGAAGACTGGCCGCTGATCCTCGCGGGCATCGCGGGGCACTACCACTTTCCGGAGGCCGAGCTGCTCGCGATGACCGCGCCACGGGCGAAGCTGTGGCTGCATGCGGCCGCCCGGCTGAGGGAGAAGATCAAGCAGGAGCAGGACCGGTAGATGAGCGGAACCTTGAAGGCCTCCCTGGTCCTCTCGCTCAACGACCAGCTGACCGCCGCCTTGCAGCGATTCAAATCGGAGTTCAACCAGCTCAAGCAGATCGGCCAAGGGCTGAGCCTGGGCAAGCTGGGGAATGGCGCGGATGTGCTGCGCAGCCTGGGCCGCATGGCGCGCGAGGCCGCCGGCGACATCGGCAAGATCGGCACGGCGGCCGACCATGCCTGGAATTCGCTGAAGCGCATGACATCGGCGGTCGGCGGCCGGTTCGGCAAGGCGCTCGGCGAGCAGAGCAGGGCGGGCGTGTTCGCCGGCGCGGTGGAAGGCTACAGCGTCATCAAGCCGATCCAGGAATATGCGGGCTATGAGAACACGCTGCGGCACACCGCGATCACGGAAAAGCTGACCGGACCTGCCGTCGAGGCCGAGGTCGCGCGCCTGACGAAGACGTTCCGCAACGACGCGCTGGAGACAGGCCAGAGCAGCGAGAGTATCGCCAAGGCGTATGTCGACCTGCTTCAGGCCGGCCTGAAGAAGGAGGTTGCCGACCAGCTGATCGGCATCCATAGCCGGGCGGCCACCGCCTACAACATCAGTCCCGAGGCGCTGGGGCCGGCGGTGTTCGCGCTGAGCGACAGCTTCAAGATCGGCGACAAGGATATGCCTTCGGCACTCGCCGCGATGGCGATGGCATCCAAGGAAGGCCGCTTCAAGGTCGAGGATTTCAGCCGTTTTCTGCCGATGATCGGCGGCCAGATGGGGCTGATGGGCATGACGGGACGCAAGGGCGCGGACACCGCCTTCGCCGCGCTGGAGACGATCACGCGCAACAGTGCCGACCCCGGCTCGGCCGCGACGAACTTCTATGACGCACTGCGCTACATCACGTCGCCGATCGCCGCGCGCTCCTTCGCCGGCAAGGGCCGCAACGTGCCGCCCGAGATCGCGCAGATGATGAAGGAGTCGACGGGCAGTTTCGGTGCCGTGGGCATCGACCTGCCAAAGATGCTGATGGAAGCCGAGAAGAAGGGCATCGACCCGCTCGATGCCTTCACCGGCAAGCTGGCGCAGCTGACCAAGGGCAAGACCTTCGTGGAAGGGGCGGAGCTGCTGGGCACGCTGCTGCACAACCAGCAGGCCGGCATCGCGTTCATGAGCCTGGTCGCCCACAAGGATGAATTCCTGGCGATGCAGAAGCAGCTCGCCGGCGTCAACGACAAGCAGGTCGCGGAAGACTTCGATAGCGCCTTCCGCGCGCCGCTGGTGCAGGTGCGGCTGTTCAACGAGATGCTGGAGCAGCTGACCAGGCGCATCGGCCAGGGGTTCACGCCTGTGCTGTATGGCGTGAATGTCGGGCTTGCCTTCCTGCTGAAGCTGATGACCTGGCTCGACGAAAAGACGCCTCGGCTGCTGAACATCCTGCTGCCCGTTATCGGCGGCTTCCTGTCATTCGGCGCGGCGCTCGCCATCCTCGGCGCGGTCTGGAAGCCGCTGACGACCGGCCTGGCGCTTGCCGGTCAGTTCATGAGGCTGTTGCTCCTGCCGCTGGCGTGGCTGCGGACCGGTATCACCCTGCTGCTGCCCGTGCTGGCCGATATCGGCGGAGGTCTGGCCGCGCTCAGCGCGCCGGTCTGGGGACTGATGGCGCTGATCGTCGCGCTGGTCGCCGCGTTCGCCTATGCGGCGGCCGACATCTACGAAAACTGGGGCCGCTTCCGCGACTTCTTCGAGGAGATGTGGAGCGGCGTGAAGGATGTCTTCTGGGGTTTCCTGGAGTTCCTGGAAGGCGTTTTCACCCTGGACGGTGCCAAGGCGATCGCCGGCCTCGATCGGATGTGGCACGGCCTGGTGGAGATATTCAGCGGCCTCTGGGACACCATCAGACAGATATTCATCGACTTCGGCACATGGGTGGATGGCTGGACCGATGGCGCGATGACCGGCGCTGTCAACCGCATCAAGGCCGCGTGGGACGGGCTGCGCGGCTGGTTCTCGGATCTCTGGGCCGATATCCGTAAGCCATTCGATGACCTGGTGGGCGCGATCGAGAACTCGGCGATCTTCAAATTGAAGGCGCCGGAGATGCAGCCGGGCCACGAACAGCAGGCTCTACCCGTGTTTGGCGACGTGATGCCACTCGGCCTGAACGGCACGATCACTGTCCAGGCCGAGCCGGGAACACAGGTCACCGGAACCCAGTCGAGCGATCCCAACGTCAAGATCCAGGCTGGCTCCGCGCCGCCCACCAACACCGGCCGCGTCCTCGGTCGCCCCTGATGGATATCCTCACGCTCTATCAGGGGCTGTTGCTCGACGCCTCCTTCGGCGGGCGTTCGTTCTACATGATCGACAGCCGCGACCAGGGCGGCCGGCGTCTGCTGCGCTTCCTGTTTCCCGGCATCGATCGCGCCGTCTACCAGGATCTCGGCCAGGACGACGGCGAAATCCGCATCGCCGGCGTCATGATCGGCGACGATTACCAGAACCAGGCCGACCTGATGCGGACGGCTTTCCAGACGCAGGGGCCGTCTACCCTGGTTCATCCGTGGCTCGGCGTGCTGCTGGTGGAACTGCAGGGCCGGCCGGAGATTTCCTTTACGCAGGACGAGTTCCGCGTCGCGCGCTTCGAGGCGACCTTCGTTCGGTTCTTCCCGAGGCCGTCGCCGCCGCCGGACACGCTTCAGCAGATCATCGACGCCTTCACCAATCTGCAGGCCATGGCGCGGTCGCTGCTGGCCCAAGTGCTGTCGCCGGTCGTCGCGACCCTGGTGGCGATCGGCTACGTCGAGAGCTTCGTGTCCAACGTCAAGGGCATCTGGCTCGGCTTGGCCGCCGATGCCGCCGATCCCCTGGTGGCGCTCGACCTGGCAGGCCCACTGGCCGCGCTGGACGGCATCGCCGGCCTGCCGCACGACGACAACTATCCCGGCGCCGTGTGCGATGCCCTGGCGGCCGTGACAGCCGCCGCGTCCGCCGCATCGATCCCCTCGCCGCCCGCCGTGGTGGCGCCTGGTGGCAGCACCACTGTCCCGGCGGCCGTCGATGGGCGCATCACGACGGGCATGCTGCTTTCCGGCATCGCCGCGATTGCCGCCACGTCGGCCGGGCCGTCGATTGCGCCCGTCGTCGCGGTGGTGGCGCAGTCGCTGGCGCTGGCCGACGCGATCAACTGCGGCAGCGATATCGACTTCGACAGCCAGCAGGAGGCGGCGAGCTGGTACGGGCAGCTGACAGCGGCCGTGGGCGTCGCGGCGACGCAGGCCGCCGCACTGTCGGCGACGATGCCCGCGTTTGCCGGCCCGGTGTGGCGGGCGCTGATCGACACGCAAAGCGCGCTGGCAGCGGACCTGAATGCGGCTGTGGGCCGCCTTCCGGCCGTCGAGACGTTGCAGCTTCCCCAGGCCGTCCCGGTATGGCTGGTGGCCCAGTATCTCGCCGGCGATACGCCGTCGCGCGTGCTGTCCACCTATCTCGACCTGGTGCAGCGGAACGGCATCGTGCACCCAGGGTCGGGCGCGGGCGGCGCACTGGAGGTTCTCCAGTGACCGCCACCACTTCGCGCGTCACGCTCAAGATGGCGGGCGTGATCTTCCAGCAATTCACCTCCGTCCATGTGTCGCGCGATCTTCAGGACATCAGCGGCAAATTCGATCTGACGTGCATCGATCAGCACCGCGCAGCCCAGGCCCTGCTGGCGCAGATCGGCGAAGCCGCCGACCTTCCCCAGGCGATCCAGAACGGCCTGGCGTGCGAAATCGCGATCGACGGCACCACTGTGCTGATCGGATGGGTGGACAGGCTGCGGCTGCGCTGGGGCGCCGATGCGCTGGAATGCAAGGTGTCCGGCCGCGACAAGACCGGCGACCTCGCGGAATGCGCGGCCTTCCCGAAAGGGCCGTCCGAGTTCCGCAACATCGACATGCTGCAATTCGCCAAGCTGGTGACCGCGCCGTTCGGCATCCCCGCCCGTGCCGATGTCGACATTGGCGCGCCGTTCGAGCTGCTGGCCCTACATCCGCACGAGACGGCGCTGGCCGTGCTGGAGAAGGCGGCGCGGCAACGATCCCTGCTGCTGACCAGCGACGGCGTGGGCGGCCTTCTGCTGACCCGTGGGGGCGCGACGCGCGGCCCAGCGCCGCTGGCGATCGGCACCAACATCCAGGATGCCAGTGCGGAATTGAGCTGGGAGCACCGCTTCTCCGACTACTACGTCA